TCAATTAAATATTTATCTCCAGGATCGACATTTACGACAAATAGTTTCCTTAACCACAATACTACATGCAGACCAATCCTCTTAAGCAATCCAACATCCTTCATTTTAGATTGTATTAATGCTTTAAAAGAAAAGTAATGGCTTACACTGATAAAGAAATAGAAAAGGTATTTGAATCTATTTGCAAAGAGATAGAAAAGAATAGGCCAGTAAGGCAGGTCTTAAAGGATAAAAAAATGCCTTCTTCTAAAACTTTCTTTATTTGGTTAGATAAAGATGAAAATAAAGTAAAACGATATGTGCGCGCATGCGAGGCAAGATCAGAGGTTATTTTTGAGGATATGTTTGACATTGCAGATGATGTTGGACAGGATATAATAAAGCTATCAGATGGGCGCGAAGTAGAGAATAAAGCAGTAATAGCACGCGATAGATTAAGAGTTGATACTCGTAAATGGATATTATCAAAAATGAATCCTAAAAAGTATGGTGATAAGTTAGAAGTAGATGCTACAAATAAAAACACTATTGAATATATAAACGTTTCAAAACAATTTCCTGATAAAAAGTGATATACCACGTTTCTACATATCACAAGATAAAACAAATCAAATCAAAGATTAAGGTAATACAGGGCGGACAGTCATCAAGTAAAAACATATCTATAGCTCAGATACTTATTGAAAAGGCTAATGAAAAGAAACGCCTTATTACTGTAATGACCGATACCTACGATAACTTAAAGGACGGCGCAATAGAAGACTTCAAAAACTTATTTTACGATTCAGGATTAGACTGGGATAAATCATATAACAAAACCGATAAGGATTTAAAGATTGGTTTATCAGTTATTCAATTCAGGTATATATCAGATACTAAAAAGACAGCTGGTAAATCTAAACGCCGGGATATACTTTATATCAATGAAGCGAATAAGATAGGTTGGGAGGTTGCGAGTACTTATATAGGCAGAACACATGAAGAGGTTTACATTGATTATAACCCGGACTTTGAATTTTGGGCTCATACTCAGGTTCCAACATTAAAAGATAAGAACGGTGATTCAATTAGTGAGCAAATAATAGTTACCTATTTAGATAATGAAATGTGCCCTGAGAGTGAAAGGGACTTCATTGAATCAAGGCGAGATAATGTAGAGTGGTTTAGAGTGTATGGTGAGGGTCAAACAGGTTTCTACTCAGAACGTCAAATATACAGATATGCTTTTATTGATAAGATACCAGATAATGCAATGCGGATACCTTCAGGAATGGACTTTGGAGTATCGCCAGATCCAACTATTCTAATTGATATATGGTTAAAGGATAATAATCTTTACATTGACGAAGTATTTTGTTTAAATAATTTAATGCCTGAAAAGATACATGGAGCAGAGCGTATGGCTATAGTTGATCAAATGGATTTAGTAAAACATTACAGGGGTCATTTAACAATTGCAGACTCAGCAGGGCGCACTGAAATTGATGATTTAAAGAAATATAGATACAATGTTAAGGGAGTTAAAAAGACTACAGGCGGTCAAATATTAGGAATAAATAAGGTCCGTGGATATAACCTATTCATAACTGAGCGGTCTACAAACATGAAAAAAGGGTTTGAAAAATGGTTTTTTAAAGTTGATCGAAATGGTAAAATAATTCCAGAGCCAGAAGGTCATGAACCTGATGGGTTGGCAGCTTTACGCTATGTTATAATGGAACATACAACAAGAAAAGCAGGCATGTATTAGCATAAAGTGTATAAAAAATACACATACTTTGTGTAAAAAGTATACATTTATTTGTTTCGTGTAAAAATTACACATATCTTTGTAGTTGTAATATATTCGATATGGCTACAAAAACCTTTGATCAGATAGTAGAGATAATTAAAGAAGGTAGACCCGACTGGGTTTCAGAAGCAATCAAAGAACATAAAAGACTTAATGTTCATATCAATGGAAAACATACGGCAGCATACTTAGATGCTATAGATAACATTGAAAACTCCAAACAATTAGCATTAAGAAAAAAATACTTAACCACAAACAGACATATATTTGCCAATATTAGTAGACCTATTGACAAAGTATTCAGCGCTAAAGGCGGAGGTAATATATACAATCTAAATACTGAGTCTAAGGAAAAGAAACTCACCGATAGATTAAGCAACATAAGACATGGTAAAACTATTCGTAGATGGATAAAAGATATTCAAGCGAATAAATATTATACTGATCCGAGCGGATTGGTATTTTTTGAATGGAATAAAGATAAAACTTATCCAACAATCAAATCCATTAAGGCTATTCATAATTATGAAAGCAATGGACGTACTTTAGAATGGGTATTATTCGAACCTATAGAAGATGAAGAAACTAAAGCTAAAATATATAGGTTTGTAGATGATAAATTTGATTATACGATAAGTTATAAAGACGATCAATATACTATAATCGAAAATGAAACATACATAAATCCATTCAAAGAAGTCCCTGCAATTATCAACTCTGATATTATTTGTTCTGATTTAACACATAATGAAAGTCCTTTTGAAATAATAATAAGCTTAGCAGATCACTATTTAAGAACAGGAACTATAAAGAATATCAATGAGTTTTTACATGGTTATCCTATCTTCTGGAGATATGCAACAGATTGTCAGGCATGTAATGGGACAGGGTATATAGAAGGCAATAAATGCCCTTCATGTAGTGGCTCAGGTAAAAATTTAAATAAAGATATTTCTGATGTTATTCAAATTGAACGTCCCGGAAAAGACGATCCTATATTAACACCTAATTTAGCTGGTTATGTAACGCCACCTATTGAGGGAATACAGGACATGAGATTGGAGCAGGAAAACCTAACGTCAGCAATGGAGCTTACTGTTTGGGGTTCTAAGATGTCAAAGGATGCTGAAAACGAAACAGCAACAGCAGCCTTTTTAAATGTACAGCCAGTAAATGAACGGTTAAATGGTTTCTCTGATGCCTTTGAGGACATGGAGAAAAAGATGACTGATCTGGTTGGTTTATTTTATTTAAAGACTTATACAGGGTCAAGTATCAGTTACGGTCGTAGATATCTTATTGAATCTCCTGATACTATTTGGGGCAAATATGAGAAAGCACGTAAAGAGGGTGTAAGTAAAGTTGCTTTAGATTATTTATTACTTCAATTCTATCAATCAGAATATAATAATGACATAGAGAATTTAACGGTAATGCAAAAGAGTATTAAGTTAGAACCGTTCATACATAAGACAGATGAAGAACTAAATAAATTACCTGTAGCAGATGAAGATAAGAAAGCTAAATTATATTTTAATGAGTGGTTTAAGCAGTTAGCTACAATTGATTTACTGACTAAAGATATAAGCGATTTAGCTAAGTTGTTTACTGAATATTTAGCTACCAAAGAATTACAAGCAAAAGAAAAACCAATACAAATTAAAACAGATAAAAATGGTTAGCACGTACAATGAGTACAAAGTTGTTTACAATATCAAAGGCGATATTGCAGAAAAGAAACTAACAAAGAGATCGACTGTTAGAATTAGTGAGCATACAGCTAATGTAAATAATACTTATTCAAAATCCACTGAATTGGTTTATGAATTAGCAGAAAAAAAACCTGATAGGGTTGCACTTTTTGCCGAAGCTAAAGAACTTGGATTAGATATTCCAAAGAATATTAAGACAGATTTATTAATTAATAAAATTAAAGAAGCTAAAGAATAATGATAAAAAATTTAAACGAGTTGGCGAAGTTCGTCAAAGGTGATGCAGATGTTCTGCAAAAAGCAATTGAGTCCAAAGAAGAAGTTTCTTTAGAGTTTGTTGATGGTAGCTTTGTAAGCGATGATGAATTAACTACATTAAAGGAAAATGTATTTAAGGATTCAAAAAAAGTACATGAAGGTGTAGGTTATGACTTTGCAATGAAGGATTTGAAAAAAGATTTTGAGATTGAATTAGAAGGTAAGGACCGCAAGAAAATTACTGAAGCAATTCGTACCAAAATCATTACTGATGCAAAGATGGAACCAAACAAGAAAGTTGATGAATTAAGTTTATCACTTAAAAACCTTCAGACTCAATATGAAACCGATTTAGGTTTAAAAACAAAAGAGATCGATGGCCTTAATGGAAGATTAAGAGATCATCAAATTAACGGAGATTTAACTGACTATATACCCGAAGGATTAACTGGTATTGATGTAAAAGATTTCATGACAGTGGCGAAAACTACTGCAAAATTTGAATACGACAATAATGTTTTAGTGGTGAAAAAAGGAGATACTATTTTAAAAGACAAATTAGAAATGCCTATAAGCCCAAAAGATTATTTAACCGAATTAGCAACTAATAAAAAATGGTTGCAGAGTGCTGGGCGTGGAGCTGGAGATGATACAGGAGCTACAGGCACTTATAAAAACATCAATGAAGTATACAAACACATGGAAGATAATAAAATCGACCCTTTATCCGCAGTTGGTAAAAAGTTAGTTGACGATTTTAACAATTTAAAACAATAAGCAAATGGCAAATTACACCGATAGTGTTGAAGCTGCTGCCAATTATAAGTTAGGCGAAATGATGAACAAACCTGAATTTAAGGTTAAACCATCCGCTGCTTTAATGGCATTTACAGAGAACACTAGTTTTTTAATCCCAGCTTCAGAGCGGGAACGTCAATGGAATCAAAAACCATCTGACAGCACAACAGTAACAGTTAAGACACTGAACAAACAAACGACTACTAATGCAGCTGCAAGAGCAGCAGCCCACACGGGAAGTCTTAATGACTCCAGTACAGTAGATGCTACTTATACAATTTATGCACAAACATTCAAGTATTCAATCAAACAAGCCGACAAGGATATTTTTACTTTAGGTGAGATGATTGCAGCACAGTATAGAAGTGCTTTTATTGATTGGCATGAGAGAGTTGAAACTGCTTTGATTAGTTCTTTAGATACTAACAGAAGTCAAGCAGTAGTATCAGCAAGTCCACAATCAGGAACATGGGATAGTTCAAATTATTGGTTTGGAGTAGCTAATGGTGAAGATGACTTTTACTTCCAAAGAATACAGGCATTCATGAAAGAACAATATTATGCAGGTCAATTATCTGCAATTAATAATATTGGTGCAGATATTAGAATGTCTCAAATTGCTCAACAAGGTCAAGGTAATGCAACTAATTTAGGTTGGCAAATACCGGGCTTAAATGCTTATACATCTACAGGATTTGCAAACGAATCAGGTTATGATTATATGAGTTATATCTTTAAGCAAGGAACAATAGGAATCTTACCTTGGATACCAGCATTGAACCGTCAAGGTTTTGGTGATATTTTCCAGAACGGTGGTAAATACTCAACTATGGTAGATCCATTAGGATCAGGATTAACATTTGCAGTACATCAATACGCTACTGCTGCTGATAATGCTACACCGGCAGAAACTCAGGATATAGATATTGAAGTTGAAATCTCTTGTGATTTAGCTCCTTTCTATGCACCTGAAACCACATCAAACGCAAATCCAGTATTTAAAGTAGGTTTACTTGAAGCAGGAGGAGCATAGGATGAAGAGAATAGTCTTTATAATTGCATTTTCACTGGTGATTACATCAGTGTTTGCACAGAACAGATCAGCTACCTTAGCACAAACAACTAAGAAAAGCACTGGCGAAACGTTTAAAGTCGTTAATTTCGATGCTTCAGATACTATAAATGAAGATGACACCTATTATGTAGAGTTTACAGTAAAGAAAGATTATCCTCAATTACAGGATATATATATTGATCTTGACACTGTGAGCGGTTCGCCTCACGGAGTAATTACAGTTTATGGTAAGAAATTTGCCGGATCAACTTATGCTTCGATTGGTTCAGCGATAACTTTTTATGGAAGTGCTGATACTACATTAACGTATTCAGTAACTGATGTAAACAGATACAGGTTTTATAAAGTAGAAATTGTTGCAAACTCAACAGATCAGCAAAGTTTAGTTACTGATATGAGATTTAAAACATGGTTTGCTAATTCAGTATCTACAACCGATTATACTTTAAGCGGAGATTTAATTGTAGGTGGAACGGTAACTGTTGCAGGGGAAACGACTTTAAACGATCATTTAAACATGGGTGCAGGTGATGATATTGTCGGTTCAACAACTTCAGATATAAATTTTGGTAGTGATAATTTCACCGTTGCAGGTGCTTCTGGTAACACTGTTACGAAAGGAACTTTAGATGTAACGGGTGCTGGTGCATTTAGCACTAATCTTGCTGTTGATGGAACATCTAATTTAGATGATACCGATATTGACGGAACATTCACAATGGATGGAACAGCTTTTGATGTAAATTCTACAACAACCGTAACAATTGATAATACGAACACAAGCAATGGCGTTGTTATTAATGCTGTCACAAGTGCAAGTCCTGTTTCAATAGGTCATACAACATCTGAAACAACGGTAAACGATAATCTAACTGTAACTGGTGATGCTGATGTTGTAGGTGCTTTTACAGCGAATACTATCGCTTCTGATGGAGCCTTAAGTGGTGCTGCTATTACTGGTACATCTGTTATTTCACCATTATATGATGCAACTGGCGCGGTTGGAATTACCATTGGAAGTGAAGATATTACCGCATTAACATTTAGCGGAATTTCCGAGGATTTACTTTGGACTCCAAGTACTAATACGTGGACGCTTTCAACTTCAACTGGCGTAACTGCCATTGCTGTTGGTGGATTAAATTTAACTGGTGTTGGAACAATTGGAAGTGGGAAAATTTCATCTACTGGTGGTATAAGTTTGACAGCTAACGTAACGCAATTTACAGTATTAACTACTTTAACGGCAACCGAAATTATTGGAACTGATGCAGGTGATTTAGGTCATGCAGATGGAGCAATACTTGTTGCTGCACCAGCAGGTGGAACTGTATTGCAGTTTGTATCTGCTATGTTAATATATGATTATGCTTCTGCTGCTTATACAGATGGAGGAAATGACTTAGTTATAAATATAGGGTCTACAGGGGCGCAGTTAGCAGTTGTTAAAACAATAGCTTCATCCTTTCTATTAGGAGCTTCTGCGGATAAAATGTATACACCTTATGTTGAATATTCAGGAGGCGTTGGTTTACCTGTTTTAGCAGGAGAGGCTTTAAGCCTTAAATCAACAGCTTGGACACAACCATCAACTGCTGCCGGAGTATTAAGATGTTATGTAACTTATAATGTAATTACAACTGGTTTATAATATGAAAAAGTTAATATTCATATTGGCGATTTTGTTTGTGATAACAGGCATAGCCACAGCGCAGACGGCGACTTTTGCAAAGTTACCAGTAGATCAAACAATGCAAACAATAAATACTAATTATACGCTTACTAATGCAGTTGTAAGCTGGTTTTTATTTACTGCAAAAAAGAACGAACCGACAACACAAGACTATCAAGTTAATCTCGATAGTCTATCCGGGAACCATACTAATATAGCAATTAAGCTGTATGGTAAAAAATTCACTGGTGATAGTTGGACACAGATAGGAGAGACAGTTAACTCAACAGGTTCTATAACACACACGGCAACTGAAACAATAAGTAATGCAGGCAGTAACAGATATAGATATTATAAAGCTGAATTTACAGGAACGGGAACTGGAACTACTACTATTGATTGGCAAAAGTTTAAACAATGGATAGAATAAATGTTAAACATTGACGAAATAAGGACAGATTTATTTGGAGTTGTAGGGCTTAGACAGCCTTACAATCCAGATTATGATATTCTAAGTGCTACATTAATAGCAAGT